GAAGTTTGCCGTATAAATCACGGCTGCTTAATTTTCCATATCTATGCTCAATGACTTTTTGATCTCCGATATAGACAGAAACATGATCAGCGCATGGACCTTTGAATTTATGTAGTAATACATCATCAACCTGTATCTCGTCATCAACAGGGACAAAGCCACTTTCTATAAAATTCTTTTCTGAAAAAATATTATTTGTCAAAATTTCATCTGATCGTTTTGGCCTTTCCCACTCTTTAACCTTTAACCCTTTCTCTGCAAAATAATCAACAATTAAAGTCCAGCAATCTTGCGATTTCCATGTCCATTTCCTACCTAGAAGAGGTGCTTTATATCCAGAAGGTTCAAAATATCTCCAGGCTTCAGTATCAGGATTACAAATATAAAAAGGCAAATCAGCATTTTCGCAGCTAGCTAAATCAACATCACTTGGCTCAACAGAACAATCAGGGTGTGAATGAAAAATTGCTATTGGCTCGCCTTGGTCTTCTGAATAAACCCAATCGTCAGGGTCAATACAAAACCCCTCTAAAGGATCTTCTGCAATATTACGACAAGGAAAATATTTCTCTTTACCTTTGACAACGGCAACGATTCCGCAAGCTTCTAAAGGTTGCTCAGATTTTGCATGTTCTAATGCTTCTTTTTTCCAAGTCATCCCACAAAAGTTCCAACACCAGGAAAATCAACCCTAGTTATTAATCTCTTTGGTGCTTTAGGGCCATAAGCCAAATCAAAAGGCGAGGCACATTCCCATTCGACAATCTCTCTATTTTCGACGGATTTTCTATCTAAATAAACAACACTTTGAGGTAATTCTGTAGATGGAGAAGGAGTCCCGAAAGGATTTGTGCCTGTACTCCAGTTAGCAGCATCAAGGTATCTTGCCAATGTTCTAATACGAGTTAATTTGCTCCCGCACAAGTCAGAACCTGTTGTTACTTGATTAGTATCAAGCATGATTGCAGTAATCAAACCTAAAGCATTAGAAATTCTCAATGTTGGTCTAGGCATTGCACCTTTACCATTTTGTTCCCATCCAGTGCATTGAACGGGATAACGTAAATAAGAATTACCTGCCCAAATGACTTGCCCGTTTGCGTTAGGGCTTGACCCGTTATGAAATCGATAAACTGTGGTTGCTCCGTGAATCGTCGAGTCCAAAGTCAAAGTAAAGAGTTCAATAATTGAACTAGGATTAATTTTTTGCAGCTCACTAATAGGTACAGCCATTAGGGTTCAAAAACTTCTCTAAAAGTTGTTGTAATTGTTGTACGTCCTGCGAAAGCAATATCTACATTCCAATCAGAACAAACATATTTCCCGGCGCTTCCTCTTGGTGGGGTCCAATCAAAAGCTTCAGTTCCTTTCCTAGCTTCTAAAAAAGAAAGAATATTATCTCTTTCTGTATCGTCTCTATTGTTGAAACTAAGTCGCCAGGTTTTCGGGTCGCGTTGTAATCCTAGTTGTATTCTTTGCTCGTAAGCATCCCCCATAACCACCGTGCGAACTAAAGGCTGACTTGTTTCAGTCGCAGAGAAGGAAGGATCATAAGAAAAAGTAGCCATAATTAAGCAGCTAAAAGGCCTCCAGGTCTTTGTTCCTGAATGAGTATTGAAGTTACTGAACTGGCGATAAGTTTTCCTAGCATTTTTCCATCTTCTTCTGTACTTGTTTGTGCCCCTGAACTATCAACATTAACAACAATATTATTTGTATTGCCTCCACCTTGAGCTTCTACACCTAAGCGCCCACCCTTTCCACGCTTAAGGGGCATGATTGCTTCTGGGCCAGCTTCACCTAAAACGCCAAAATTGCCTGCGCCTCCCATTGCGAAATAATGCGGAGAATTGAAAACTCCGCCCTTTGAGTATTTAGTGATCTGATTACTATTTTCAAACACTCCACCTTTAGCAAATCCTGAAAGTCCAAGCCCTGCCATGATCGGTTTAATAATTGATGCCCTAATTGCTATTCGTGCCATATCAGCAATAATGCTTTGCGCCAATTTTTTAAATTCCATCTTGCCCGTAGTAACGAACGAGACCAACTGATCTTCAAGACCTTTGAAAGCTTTAATTACTACGTCAGCGACTTGTCCTCCTACATCACCTAAAGAATCACTAAACGCTTGTAATTTTGCTTGCATTGAATTCCCAAAAGTTTTCTTCATTTGCGTTTCTAATTCTTTTGCAGCGTTTGTCCCGTCCTTAAAATATTTCTCCGGGGCGTTTGATTCTCCTGTTGCTAATTGTGTTAATTGAGGCAAATTAGATTCAAATCTTGCTTTAGCTTCATCAATGTAATCATCACCAAGAATCGCTCTTAAATTTTGCTTCTGTTGGGTCGCAAATCTTTCTCCTAATTCGTTTGCCATATTTATGCCACCGCCTAATAAATTCTTAACCCACTGTGGAGTTGACCGATCTATTGTTTCCATCATTTGCTTGACTCTATTTATTATCGTTTCACCAAGTTTTCCTATTTCTTGAAATAATTTAGCAACACCGAAAACAGTAATTGCAATTCCCCTAATAGCACCTTCTACAAATTTAAAAAATCCTGACCAATCATTTTGGCTTCCAAGAACATCTGTAAAAACCTCTAAAATTGAATTTAGAGCTGGTAACAACGCATCTGTCAACTGTTGTCTGAAGCCATCAAATCCAATACCTAAGACAGTTAATTGATCGTTAAAATACTCTGCATTTTGAGCAAATCCCGCGCTGGTTTCATAATTAAATCTATTCATTGCTTCGCTTCCTTCATTAAGCATTGGAATCAAACTTGCTCCTGATCTTCCAAAGATTTCCATTGCTAAAGCCGCTTTTGTTGCTCCGTTTGGCATATCTCTAAACCGATTCGCCAACTCGCCTAATACCACCTCAGAACTTTTTAATTGACCATCTGAATTTCTTACCGTTATACCTAAAGCCATATAAGCATCAGCATAAGTAGACACGCCTTGATCTGCTTCTCTCATTGACTGAGCCAAACGCCTCAAGCCTTTGTCGATAGTTCCTTGTTCAACCCCTGCTAATTTTCCTGCATTTACATAAGCTTGCAAAGTATTTGCAGCAATGCCCGTCTGACTACTTAATTTTCCAAAAGCATCAGCTTGATCGATGGAAGATTTAACAAATCTAGTAAAAGCACCCGCACTAACAATTAAAGCTAAAGCCTTAAAGGCTGTCCCTGCACTTAAAGCCGCTGCTCGAACATTTTTTAACCTGCCTTGCAATCCCTGCATGGAATTACCCATGCGCTTAATTGCGCCTTGCCCTGAAGTCTTGGCAGCAATAAGCATATTAAATTTTGCTCCTCCTGCCATTACCTATTCTCCTTATTCAAAAGGCCAATTGCCGTCACCTCTAAAACTTGAAGATCAATGAACACTTCAGAGAGATTTGGTATTTCCATTAGTCTACCAAGGCTTATTACGTCGGCATAACAAAGACCTGTAATTGTTCCAAGTCCTCCAACCCTCCATTGCGTTTGCACCTTTAAAAATAAATCTATCGCCGCCCAATTCTCCTCAAAAACTAAAAAGTCTTCTTCCGGTTCAATCTCAGGAATAACAACGCCCAAGGCTTCCGCGTCTTTCTGTGTTTCATCAATTACGCCACCTTTGCAATAGTACTCAGCGGCGCCTATTAGTTTTTTCTTTTTGCTCCAGCTATTGATTCAAAGAAAGAAGTTGCTATGGCAGTTGCAACCATTGGGACATCTAATAATTGTTTTAATTTCGATTGTGAAAACTTAAGTTCATTCCCTTGATCGTCTTCGATACCTTCCCAACCAACGAGAACCTCTTTAACGAGATCAACATCGGTCAAGTCTCCTGTTTCGATTAACTGTCCCATTTCACGAATGCGGGATTGGGTAATTCTTTTAAATTCACCATCAAATTTTTGTTTGTCATGCTTGCCGTTATCCATCGGCACCTCAACAGTGACAGGCCACTTATAAGTTCCAGACTGGTCAATCTTGAAGCCCATTAATAATTACTATGTATTCATAGCAAGGGTAAACCCCTTGAAGACTAAAAGCAATGTCTACACAAATTTAATTTCCAACTCGTCATTGCCTGAGTTAGGCAAAGCAACATAGGGTAAATCAAGGGTCTGTATGCCATCACTATCGCTATAACTAGGTGCACTTATATCAGTTTGTGGACAACTAATTTCTATCTTGTTTCCGGCTGCTGTTCCATAAATAAGCTTATTAGTCCCGGTCGCTGATCCTGTTGCAATACTGAAAAAATTCTTACTGCTTAATGCTGGATTTTCTATTGTGATACTTCCTCCAGGAGCGCGGTTTGTAATTAAGACTTCTTGCGTTCCCGCAACCAATTCTCTGTAAACAACCTCATTATTCATGTCAAAGCTGTAAGACTGCAAAGGCAGAGAAGAGCTGAATATTTCGTAACTTGTAACGTTGCTCTTGTTAAAGATCAGCGGGGTTGCCTGTTTTTGATAAGTGCAAGTTGGGAGCGAAACCGTGGCAGGTTGAGCAAATTTCCCGGTAAGAGTGAAATTGACTTCAGGGATTGCACCGACTTCGCAACTGATTGAAAATGTTCCTCTTGCTCCAATTATTGCGTGATTTGTGCCGTCATAGTTGCAATAAATAGAAACACTAGACATCGCGCTTGGGTCTGATGTTGGCGCATATGTGTTTGTCGTTGATGCGTCAGTATGAACAAGGCCGCAAGCTTCTAAAGCAGGCCCCCATTGAACCGCCGTCCCTGCTGTGCCCGATCCTTGCAGCTCAACAGTGAAGCTAACTGAAACTTTTTGATTAGCCAATAAAATATCTGAATTCCCGAGGTAAGCGCGAATTAAGTCTCTGGACACCTCGTCACTTTCGATCGGTGTAACTTCGAGATTTTTTACGAGTATTGCATTAGCCGAACCTGTTGGCGAGGCATCCGAGCCACTGGATGTCTCCTTTTTCAGGAGGATTGTTCTTTTTCTAGTTAGCTTTGCCACGGCACAGTTAAGTCAAAACATATACCTCCATATTAGAGACAGTTTGCTATCCCGAAGCATTACTGGGTTATGTCATCAAGCTCTGTTCGATACCGGACTAAAAACCCCATCGTTGTTACTCCAATTGGGGAGTCTCCATCAATGGCCTCGAAAGATACGTTAGTAGGTTGAACATCTATTGCTTCCCCTCCTAGCGTTAAATCAGCGGTCATCTTTGCATGAGCTGAAACGATTGTGTCATCAGCCTGTTCGTCTGGTACATCTCCAGAACTAAGAACAGTAACCGTTACAGATAAAGACCAATCAAGGGTAGGTAAAGCCGTGTTCTGTTCTGCGTCGTCATTATTCCATTCAATAATTAACGCTGGAAGTTGTGAGCGTTGAGCAAGAGGAATAGTCCTTGATCTATAAATCCTCGTAGAGACTCCTACAGTGCCCGCCAAGGCTGTCTTGATAGCATCCAATATGTCTTCTCGTTTCGATGCCATTGTTTAAGTCTTCTGTAAAGAAATTTCACGGGTTAGATTATCAATTCCAGATTCATTCGTCCTAACGGTATAAGCAACAGAATCAACCGTTATTGAATCGCCTGGAACCAATGTCCCAAAAGAAGAATTTTTGCAATGAAAAACGTAATCAACAAATATCACCTGATCACCTGCAACTACCGAAGTGGGTTGATCTAATATTCCATCCGCTGTAGTTCCGCCACTTGTCGCACTAACGGCAAAATCTGAAAAGAATGCGTCTAGGTCGTCACTCAATGCCATCGTCTTCTTCTTCTTCTTCTATTTCTTCAATAACAGGCTTTGCTTTTTTAGGCTTTTTAGCTTTTGGTTTTGGTGGAGTTGGTGGAGTTGGTGGACATGCAGGAGCGTCAGCAGCATCAACAGCCTTACCCATGCTTATTAGGGTTACTGCGTCCTTCTCGCTTAAGTCGTGAGTTTCACCCTCTTCTAGGTGAACGCCGCCGACTGCGGTTGATCGTGTGATTAATACTTCCATAAGAAAAAAAAGGGGGGCAATGAAGCCCCCGCGATTTATTAAGTGGTTACGTCTAAACAGGCAGCAAATGCAGCAGCTTGTCTTACAGCAACGTCGATTGTAGTAATCGCGCGAACTGAAGTTAATGCTTTGCTGAAATCATCGCTATCAGTGCCTATCTCGATTTCTAAACCGTTACCCCATACACCTAAAGCAACTTGTGACCAGTCGCCAAGAATAACAGCAGAACAAACACCTGAGCTAGAACCTTTTGTTAGGTTGCTTGGTACGTTTGTTGATACTCCTACTGGATAGCCGTTTACTACTCCGGGTGTGCCGCCGCGACCTATACCGCTTGGGTCAACATTCCAAAGGAAAGCACCGTCACCAGCCGCAGAACCACCGGCTCTTAGTTTCTTCAATTCAGAAAGCACTTTTGGGTTTGTGGCATAAGCCATAGAAGCACCGCCAGCGTTATCAACTAAGATTTCTTCTTCTAGGTTGATGAGAGTTTCAAGTGTGATAGCACCTCCATTCGTGCCAATCGCGACACTGCCAATGCCAGCGGTTCCTGTTATGCCAGTCGGTTGGCCGGACGAGCCAGACCCCGCGATTACAGCGGCATCAATTCCAACATTAATAGTGTCAGTTAGGTCACGACGTACAAGCTCTTCAATTCCGGGTGTTGCTTGTAGAAGTGTTTGTCGGGAAAATTTGCTAAGGGCGGCAAAATTTTTCGGCGCCAAAGTTACTTGTCCAAACTGACTCTCAGACTGAGTTATTGCAGTGGTTTCTGAGCTTAACCAATACCCTGTAGCCGTTGAAGATCTGGAAGGAATCGCGACATCACCAACAAGGCCGGGAAGTGTGCGAATACCTAAACCACCTGTAATAGTGTTCGCTCTTAAAGCCTCAATGAAATCATCAGCTAAAAGGTCAGTCGCAACAACATTACCGCCAGTCGCTGCCGAACTCGTGACGTACGTCGCCCTCTGAGTTAGTGCGGAATAAGGAATTAAGAAACTACGATCAGCAGATCTTTTAACGCCTGAACGCTCAACTTCTTGAGACAATTCACGAACTAAACCAGCTTCTCTAGATGACCAATCACCTGTAAGAACTGCCTTAATACCAGCAGCAATGCTGTAACGCTCTTCTGTCTTAGCGTCCATTTCCACAGGGGAAACAGTTTCAACAGGCTTAGATTGAATCTTTTCTAATGCAAGCTTTCTAGCTTCTTCAATACTTGTACCTTTTCCAATAAGAGTTTCTTTCAACTCTTCTCCTAATCCATGTGCATTACATAGGCCAGAAATTTCTCTTATGCGGTTGCGCTCTTCTGAAGCCGCCTTTTTGGTAGCTTCTGAACGCACCACTTCCAAATCAGGGGTGGTAGTCATTTCAGTAATCTGAGGGTTTGCAGGTGGTGCGACAGGAGCCGCCACAGCGTTAGAACGCTGATCTTCTGACATATTAGATGCCTCTTGCTGCGTTGGAATAGTAACTACTTCATTTTCTGTTTTTGAACGTCCTATTCCAACTCCCGCGTCAGCAGCTATAACGGCAATTGAAATCTCAGCCGGAGACCATGAGCGAACAATATATGAATCCTTTTCATCTTCTAGCTGTTCAGTTTTATTAACTGTATAACCAACCGAAACGCCTCTTAATATTCCATTTTTAACATCGTTATAAACTTCTGAAGGAAATGGATTGTCGCTAAAACGAACACGGGCATATCCTCTTTTATCTTTTAACCAAGCCTTTTCAACAACTCCAATAGGCTTATTTGGATCATGGTTAAACAGCAAAGGAGCCGAATCATTCAAGCGTGAAAA